GACGCACAATATGAAAGTTTCGTAAGAGCAAAAATTAGAAGGTTTGCTTCTGGTTTAGGTTGCAGCTACGAAACAATTAGTCGTGATTTTTCAGAAACGAACTACAGCAGTTCAAGATTAAGTTTGCTTGAAGATAGAGAACATTGGAAAATGCTTCAAACATACTTTGTGGAGAACTTTCATCAACGTGTCTTTGAAGAGTTTTTAGATGCTGCTGTTTTGTCAGGTGTTTTAAGTTTGCCTGATTACGAATTAAATTCAGATAGATATTTAAGTCCAAAATGGCAGACAAGGGGTTGGAGTTGGGTTGACCCTAAGAAAGAAATTGAAGCTTTTAGATTAGGCGAAGCTGCTGGATATTATACGAAGTCACAAATAATGAGTATGTTAGGAAAAGATTTTGATGACAACGTAGAGCAAATTAAGGCAGAAAAAGAAACATTAAGCGAAGTTGGAGTACAATTAGACCTTGATTTAGACGGTTCAACGGCAATTAGTGAAGATTAAGGTTTTTCTATAAGCCAATTAACTTTAAGATTAGCTTTTTTACATTTCACGCAACCTAATGCAGACCAACTTAAATTATAAACACGAGCTATATGGTTACACTCAGGGCATTTAATTAATGACCCTCCGTATTTTTTACATCTTGAGTAAGATGTCATTTTTACAAATTTAGTCATTTTCTGCTTCACATTTTGGACAGCTTGGACTAATAATTTTTTTCTGCAACATAGAAGTCAAAAATAAAATCGCAACTAATGAAGGCGGTTGGTTTTTTTCTTCATTAAACATCATTTTTACATTGCTGTCTGGGAAACTTATCCCATCATGTAAAACTAAAGCAGTGTTACTAGCATCTTCTGGATTTTCAACTTGGCTAAAAACATAGCCATCTTCCCCATTACTCATAGTCACAGGGGTAGGGTTAAAATCTGTAAAATCGTAACCCATTTCTGTAAGTCCTATTTCTAGGTGTCTTATAAATTCTTCTGTGTTTTTATGTGGATTAAATTTTGGCTCTTTGGTTGTCATTTAACTACCTCCTAATCTGTAAGCTGCTCTACCACTAACCTGTCTATTTAGTCCTACATTTCTTCCGTAGCTACCTCCACTGGTTGCACCTTGTCCTCCGCTTGTTGTGTAACTTCCTCTAGTGCCTACTCTTGGGTACTTTTGCTTTCTTAATGCAAGGCTAATCTGTTTTTGTTTTTGGTCTTTGTCTTGTAAAGCTAAACCACTAACTTTTACATTGTTAATCACTGTACCCTCGCTTCTTTCTTGTTTTTTCATGTCGCTAAGTCTGTAAGCAACATTTAATGCCCATGTTTTTCTAAAGCTGTAATTAAAGCACCTGTCTGTAAATATTTGTTCTTTTTTAGCTTTTTTAAGGTCAACAACTAACTGGTCTAATAAATATTCTGCATACAAAATAATCTGTATTTTGTTACCTCTGGTAGCAAAAATATCTATTTCGCCCTGCCCTGTTAACACTTCGCCATTAAAGTAATCAGCTACAGCTTGCACAATAGTCACAGTTGCAGGGTCAAGTCTTGTATTTTTTGTTCTACCTTTGCTGTCTACATAAAGCCAATGCACTGCTTCGTCATCTTCTGGGTTATGGCTTTCTAAAGCAAGGGTGCGTTCTAGCTCTTGCAAAGTCATATTGTGTTTTGCAAGCTGTTCTTGTAACTTGCGTTCTGCAACTGCTTTTTCTCCAGCGTTTGTACTTTCTGTAAGTCTTAGTAACTTACCTAAAAAGCTTGTGTCTCTCATTTTTAAAAATCCTAACTTGGGGTTTGCGGTTCGGGTATCGTTCCCTTACCTATTAATAATATACCATATATATTTAAAAAGTGCAAGTTTGTTTTTCCCTGATTTGAAGTATTATGTTAAATATCTGACATTTTATAAATGGCGAATGTAAATGGCACTGAAATAGATTTACACCCTACTGAAGGGATGAAAAGTGCAGCAAGACAATATAAAAAATGGAAAGCGGAAGGAAAAGCTGGAGGTACTCAAGTTGCTGCTGTTAGAGCTACGCAGATTATAAGTGGTAGAGAGTTATCACCAGATATTGTTATGCGTATGCACTCATTTTTTGCAAGACATGAAGTTGACAAAAAAGCAGAAGGTTTTAATGCTGGCGAAAAAGGGTATCCGTCAAAAGGGAGAGTAGCGTGGAACGCATGGGGGTCTGATGCTGGTTTTAGTTGGAGTAAGCGTAAATCTGCTGCAATAAAAAAAGCAAGAGAAAGATTTGATAATGGCGAGTTTACTGAAGAAAGACCTTACCCAAATGAACACGCTGCAAGAATACGCAGACCGGAACAATATGATACATTTCGTAGAGTTGTAGATAGGGGTGGAGAGGGTATTGATTTTATTTTTGGTATAAAGGAAGATATAGATGAGGTTGAACTTCAATCTATACGATTTAAGCTTAGTAAGTTCTCTGCGGAGGAAGCTCGTACTTGGTTACAAGAAAATGAGTACAATGCTATTAAGTTTGAACCAGCAACTAACGAAAAAACTATGGAACAAAAATTATTGGAATTACCACCAGAACAAAAAGCTGCCCCTGACGAATTAAAAGTTGGCGATTTTGTTTCTTGGAACGCTAGTGGTGGCAGAGCTAGAGGTGTAATCGAAAGAATAGTTCGTGACGGAAAAATTGATGTTCCAAGTAGTTCTTTCGTAATTAATGGCACAAAAGATGACCCTGCTGCATTAATTTGTGTTTATAGAAAAGCTGCTAATACTGCTGGCTATAATAAGACCGATATAAAGGTTGGTCACAGATTCAGCACATTAACAAAAATAGACCCACTACCTTTAGCAGAAAATTATGATGACAAAGGGTATGGAAAAGATGATGAAAAGAAAAAAAATGATGAAGAAATACAACAATATCGAAAAATAGATTTAAAAGAATTGAAAAAAAGAAATAAAGGCGAGTCTTTAATTCAAACAAGAGAACTTAAAGCACAAATTGAGTCTGACGGAAATGAATTGTATATGAGTTTTTCTTCAGAAGAACCAGTACAGCGTTATTTCGGTCAAGAAGTTTTATCACATGAAAAGGGGGCTGCTGACCTATCACGTTTAAATAACGGAACAGCCCCATTTCTTTGGAATCATAATCGTGACGAAGTTCTTGGTGTAGTACAAAAAGCGGAAATTGGAGACGACAGAAGAGGTTATGCGAGTGTTAAATGGAGTAGAAATCCTAACGCTGTTGAAAAACGCACAGATGTTGAAGATGGGATTATCTCACAAGTAAGTTTTGCATATCAAATCAACGAAATTGAGGAACGTGGCGATCAAATGGTTGTTACCTCATGGAAGGCTATGGAAGTATCTTTGGTTTCAGTGCCAGCAGATTCAACGGTTGGAGTAGGGCGAAGCCTAGAAAATGAGGATAGTATAGAGACTAAAGTGGTTGCAGATTCTCCACCAAAAGAAGATGCAGCCGACCTAGAGCAATCTAGGGAAGCTTTGACGGCTCAAGCTCCGTCATCTAGTCCAAATACCACTTCCAAAAACATGGAGCAAAAACCAGAAACGGAAGCTGCAAGCAAAGCCGTTGAAGCAGAGCAAAAACGCAGTGAAACCATCATAATTGCTGAAAGAAATCGCAGTAATGCGATTACAGCAATGGGCGAGAAATACTCTTGCCCAGATTTAGCACATAAACTAAATCAAGAGGGAACATCTATTGAAGATGCCCGCCACGCAATAAACACTTACAGGGAGGAACGTCTTAACACTGTGGAACAACAAATTCAAACAAAATCAGCAGAGGTTGGTTTAGATCAAAAAGAAATCAAAAGATTCTCATTTACAAGAGCTTTACACGCTTTAAGTAATCCAAGTGATAGGGCTGCACAAGAAGCTGCTGCTTACGAAAGAGAAGTTTCTGAAGCTGCATCAAAAGCATACGGCAAGCCAGCAAGCGGTATTCTTGTTCCTAACGAAGTTTTAGCAAGAGATCTTACGGCTGGATCAGCGACTGCGGGGGGCAATCTTATAGCAACTGAATTACTCTCAGGCTCATTTATAGATATTCTTAGGAATCGTATGGCGGTAATGGCTACGAATCCTACAACTTTGACCGGACTTTCTGGTAACGTAAGTATTCCTAGACTAACTCAAACTTCAACTGGTTATTGGGTTGGAGAAGGATCTGCGCCTTCAGAATCTCAACAGGCTTTCGATCAAGTCAACATGACTCCAAAAACTGTTGCTGCATTTGTTGACTATTCTCGCAGATTACTTCTTCAATCTTCTATTGATGTCGAAGCTATGATTAGAGACGATTTAGCCAAGGTAATTGCCACAAAGCTAGATCACACAGCTATTTATGGTACAGGTTCTTCAAACCAGCCTTTAGGTATCAAAGATACAAGCGGTATTGGCTCACAAACAATTACAACATTCGGAACTTTTGCTGAGTATATCGGCATGGAAACAGATGTTGCTACTGCTAATGCTGATGTTGCAAATATGTTCTACCTAGTTAATGCTGCTGCTAGAGGTGCATTAAAGTCAACTGAGGTTGCATCTGGTACAGGTAAATTCGTATTTGAAAACAACGAAATCAACGGCTATCCAGTTGTTACAACAAACCAGCTTGCAAACAATGACGCCATCTTTGGAGATTTCTCTCAGTTTGTTATGGGCTTCTGGTCTGGTCTTGACCTTACTGTTGATCCTTTTGCTGGAGCAACAAGCGGTAATGTAAGAGTTATTGCACTTCAAGATGTAGACTTTGCAGTCAAACAGGCTGGAGCTTTCTGTTTCGGTACATAATAAGCATGAAAGTATCGCTGCTTAGAAACACAATGATAGCTGGCACTCCAACGAGTGCTGGCTCTATTGTTGATGTTGAACCACATATTGGCGATATGCTTATTGGAATAGGTAAAGCTGAAGCTGTAGTTGAAGCTTGCGAAGCACCAATAACAGAGCCAGTAGCAGAAGAAAAGACTGAAGAAGAAACTGACCTTACAAAAATGACAAAAGCTCAGTTAGAAGAATTTGGTCTTAGTATCGGGTTAGAACTCGATAAAAAGTTAAACAAGTCAACGCTTCTCACACAAGTAGAAGAAGCAATAGAAAAATTGAGGTAACTTAAAATGTCTGTTTTACAACAAAACTTAGACAAACTTACTGTCACTGCTGGGGTTGCTACTGCTGCTGTTACAAGCACTGCGACAAGTTCAGCAATCGACTTGCTTGAATATGACGGAGACATTCTTTTAGTTCTTGACAGTGCTGCTGGCACTGGTTCAAGTCCAACACTAGATGTTAAAGTGCAAAATTCTGATGCAAGTAGTGGTACATATACAGATGTATCTGGCGCAACTTTCACACAAGTAACTGGTTCGGCATCAATGCAGACTTTGGTTATTAGTAAAGATAGCGCAGAAAGATATATCAAAATCGTACAAACAATAGGTGGATCTACACCTTCATTTACTTACAGCATCAATCTTATTGGTGTTAAAAAGTATAGTTAAACATATAGCCCTCGTTTGAGGGCTTTTTAACATGATTATCGAAGAAAACCTTAATACTTACTTTGCTGATTTAGGGCAAGAAGTAACTTTCAATGGAATTACAAAAAAAGGTTTGCTTAATATGCCAGATGAGATATTAGCTGGCGACCTTATGATTTCTACTGATTATGTTTTAACAGTACAAACAAAAGATTTTGAGAATGTTAAGTTGGGAAGTATTTTATTAATTGAGGTAAATGGGAAGAAAGAAAGATATGAAGTAAGAAGTAAACGAATGGAAGATGACGGTAAACTTTCTATGATTACATTAAGCAAAACATGACTACAAAAAGAGAAAATATACTTGTAAGACTTGTTTCTCAATTATCGGGAACTGCTGGGGTAGGAAATCGTATATACAGAAGCCGTGTTACACCTGTTTCTAGATCTGAGGGTTCGGTTCTTATTATTGAACCTATAGGCGATAATTGTGAAATACGAAGAAATAATTTTCAATGGACCTTAGTTGTAAGGTTTAGCATTATTGTTAGAGGATCAGCGACAAAAACAGCAGATCAAGTTGCAGACACAACCGTAAAATCTATACATGATAAAATTTCTAGTGATCTTACTTTAAATGGAAACGCTATAGATGTAAGACCTAGAAATGTCTCATTTGATTTAATAGATGGCGATCAACCTAGCGGAGTGGTATCTTGCGATTATATTATTATATATCAGACATCAACCACTGATTTATCCACTTAAATGACGCTATTATGGAAGATAAGTATGCTGGTCAAGGGGGAGATTACCTTGTTGACCCTAAAACTGGTAAGAAAACGCTGATTAGGCAGACTTTACCAGCCCAACCAACCGAATCTTTACCACAAGAGGAAACTTCCAATGCCAAAGAAGACTAGACTAAGAGCTTTACTCGCAAAAGATGAAGCATCATACGGGACCGACCCTACTGCTACAGGGGCCGCGAACGCTATTTTATGTACTGAACTTTCTATAGAGCCAATCCAATCTGACGAAGTTTCTAGAGATTTGATTAGAAGTTATCTTGGCAACTATGATACTCTTTTAGCAAACACAAG